AATAACCACTGATCAACTCTATAACAATATTGCCAGTTAACTGGTTGAGCACAGTTCATAACAACTACCGCCCAGAATCCTGTTAGGTAGTTGATGAACGTAAGCATTACAAATCTCCCTCGGCACGATGCTCAGAATAGTAAGCATCAAATGCACCAGTAGGATATCGTTTTGACAACTTACTGATGTTACGATCAAGCACTTCATCCATGGTAATCTCAAGGGCAATACATGCTTGAGCAGCATACCACATTAGATCACCAAGTTCAATAATCATATGCTCACGATTATCTTCATTAAATGGTTTGCCTTGGAAGATCATCTTTTTGACAATCTCAAGAAATTCACCACCCTCGGCATTGATACCGACACCTGCGGTCAGTAGACGTTCAATGTTGGCACCTTTCTCATCCAGTTGTACTAGACGGTCAGACAGGGCGAGGAAGTCTGTAGAAGCATCAGAGGTGACGCCATTGACAAACTTCTTATAAGATTCAAAACGGGACATAGTTAGTAAAGTTGTTCTTCGGTTTCTGTTTTAATAACACAGTTGGATAGGGGTTGACTCACACATAGAAGCGCGAATCCTGCTTCGATCTGATCGTCGTCTAGAAATGACTGGTCCTCTTGATTGACTTCTCCAGAGATAATTGTTCCAGCGCAGGAGGAGCATGCGCCAGCACGACAGGAATATGGAAGGTCGAGACCTGCTTCTTCAGCAGCATCTAGGATGTAATTATCCTCATCGCACTCAAAGGTTGTGCTTGTTCCGTCGGGTGCTTGTAGGGTTACGGTATGTGCCATATTTAAAATTTGAACTCGCTAAACTTAGCTTTAGATGTTTCCGATTGTTCATAATTATACTGGTCATCGTCTCCTTTGTCAAGGATATCGTCCTGTGCTGTTTGCTCACAGTCATACAAACGCATTTTAGGACGATCGATGCCCACGACGAACCGCTTATTAAAAGTGGGGTCATTATATCTATTCTTTAACTGTTTCACCATTACCTGACCTAGAGTCTCAAGTTCCTCGCTGCTAACAAGGGCAAACATAAGGTCAGCAGTAGCAGGAAGACCAAAGGATTCAGAAGTGTCAGTAAGGTTAGGATCAGAGCTAGCAAAACCACTGCGAGTGGTTTGAGTAGCAGAGAATATGGGGACATCATATTCGACTGCCAAACCTCTAAGTTCTTCAGCAATTGATTTGATGTAATTATAAGAGTTGACATTAACCGCTGACCTATACCTTGATGAAGCACAAATATTAAGGTAGTCAATGAAAATAATGTCAGGCTTAAATGACTTCTTAAGATGAAGTTCGCTAAGGAGGGAACGGAAGTGTCCGGCATGAGCAGAACCCGTAGGATACTCCTTAATAATTAGTTTGCCTGTAGTTTTGTTACTGAGGTTCTGAACCTTCTTATAGAAAGTAGACTTAGGAAGTTCCGAAATCTCTTTGATGTTAACATTGAGAAGGTTAGCGTCAATTCTTTCCGCAATCTTCTCCTCAGCCATCTCACATGTGATGTATAGAACGTTCTTTCCCTGGAGGAGAACGCTTGCAGCGACATGGCACATGAAAAGAGATTTACCGACACCAGTGCCAGCGAGTGCGATATTAAGCGTTTTATTAGACACTCCGCCCGCAGTAATCTTATTGAACATTTCAAGATCAAAGGGGATCTTATTTTCTCTGCGGTTATAATACGCAAAGCGATCTTCGTAATCATCGATGTAGTCGTGTCCAACGTGTTGATCAAACCCTACGGATAGAGCATCCTTGAGAATATCAGGGATGGCATCTGGACCTTTCTTGTCATCCTGACCGTCAGCGATCTGAATGCTTTCCATCAGTGCCATGTAGATAGCACGTTCCTTACACCACTTCTCAGTGATGTTCTCAGTCCATTCGCGTTCTGTCTCAGTAGGTTCCAGACAATCAATCAGAGTTTTAACAAGAGCAAACTCTTCTTGTGTCAAGTCATTACGATTCTCAGTCTCAATATAGAGAACTTCTTTAGTAGGAAGTCCATCATATTGACGAATGTAATCACCAATCTGCTCAAAGATTACTTTGTCAGTTCTCTCATCAAAGTATTCTGATCGCACAAAAGGCAAAACCTTACGTGCGTATACTTCATCATGCAGAAGATTCTTCAGAATCGTTAGTGGTATCCTCTCTTCCGCCATAAGTAAACTCAAGTTTCGCGGCGGCATCAAGTTGCCGCATTACATCATCAGTGAAATATTTTTTAGGTTCTCCGAGAATAGTTTTCTCGTAAACCTTTTTACCGTCAGGCATCTTCAGGTAACTGCCCGCCTTCTCAAAAATACCATACTTAAGGGCAAGTTGTGGCAGACCATAATACTTGTCAAGTCCACGCTCATCATAAAAGAGGCGGATCTCAACCTGCTGATTCTCTCTGCTCAGACGCGACTTAGCAGTCTTTGCCTTGATAACATTTCCAATGATTTCTGTTCCATCCTTTTCCTTCTTTTTGCTAAGATAAATGATTGTGCTGGCAGCGTATTTGAGTCCACTACCGCCTCCCATTTCTTTTGTAGGAACGTAAGCACCGACGACATCGTAGGTATGGTTGGTGACGATCATAGGAACATTCGCCTTTGCTAACTTAGAGGTTAGGATGCGGAAGGTGCCTTTGATCAGTTGACTTTTGGTCATGTCGCGAACTTGTTTGTCATTCAGCGTGTCTTCTGTCTCCTTAGCGGTAGACAACATGCCTAGACTGTCAAGCACGAACATCATAGGTGGTCTTTCTTCTTCAGGGAACTTGATATATCTATCAAGAATCTTATATGCCTGGTGTCTAAAGATTTCAACTGTCGAGCATTCTACATGGACAAATCGCTCAGTGATACCACGCGAGGAGAGTATATTTCCCTCAATAGCACCTTCTGTATCAAAGTAATAGACACAACCTTTAGGATTTTGAACTAAAAAGTTCTTTACTACTGCGGTGGCGAAATAGGTTTTTCCTGTAGAGGTCTCTCCTGCGATTGCCGTAATACGATTTCCAGAGACACCACCAAAGATGCTGCCGCTAACCAAGGCATTAAAAATATGAGAACCTGTATCAATATAGGTCTCATGTTCTTTGATGTCTTTAACATGAGTGATATACTCCTGGTCAATCTCTTTGGAGATTATATCAAAAAAGTCCATTAGATACCTAATAATTTACGTTGTCTTTCAAAGTACCCATGGAGAATCCATGAACTACTATTCATCTTATCGGTACCACCTACACCCCACTCAAAGATAACTCGATCATCATCCTTAAAACGATCTAGTTCTGGAGTGTTGTCCCTACCACGATCACCACCATTACAGAATACCACCTGATCAGAGATTTGTAAACACTTTTCAATGGCACCACAGGCACTATCATCAGCATCATCCCAAGAAATAACACCATCTACCATGTCAAGATGGCGTACAATGTCAGCACGTTCTGTCCAACACTGAAAGTACTGACCTTTCTTACGCTTCAACCAAGGGTCACCATTCAATCCTACAATAAGATTGTTAGTAATGTCTTTGGCACGTTTGAAATATGAGATGTGTCCGCTATGGATGGGATCAAACCCACCAGTCACCAAACTTACCTTATCAAAAAACATTAGATAACAAAAATATAGTCTGAGTTTTGGGATTTAAAACTTTCAACTTGTTCTCTAGTCTTAAAGAACTTAAAAAGTTTTACGTCTGAATGCCCTTTAAGTTGATACTTTACTTTGATCATAATACAAATCCAAATTCTTCACGAGCAATTTTTTTGTATGGTCCACCAGGATTATCAGCACGGATATCCTTGATGCGGACAAGTTTTTGATAAAGAGAAGTGTCACCACCAAGACGCAGAGCGTTGATAATGGTTACTAATTCTTTGTCAGTAATGGGCAATTCCATAATAGCACTAAATGAAGAAAGATTCAAGGGTAGCGGTTTTCTCTAGTGACCATCCGATAGCATCTAGAATGGCACGAACGGGTTCAACGAACGATTTACTAAACTGAAGATCGTAGTCAATATATTGTTCCAGTCCCAATTCCACAGGGAACTCATTGATGAATGAGATTACATTCTCGTGAATTGGATTGGGTTTTTTTAAATAGCAGAACTTAATCTTCTCGCCGTTGTTGATGGCATTATATTTATTCTCCAATCCATGCTTTTTGATATAGTGATTGAAAAGCAAAGCACCTCTAGCATGAATAGGAGTTCCTTTGTTGTAGATTGATAGAGTACTCTTATATTTGTTTACATCAGACACTGAACGTGGAAACGAAATCAACTGTGGTGGCAACTTCTTAAAGTCAACCTTTGCTCGTTCTACAAAGTCAATCACATCATCTTCAGTCTGAGTCATGATGACCTTGAGCACATCCTTAATAAGTTTGCGACAAGGTGCTGGTGTAGAAGATTTGACTGCCTCAATACCCATCATTTTGAGTTGTGGTTCTTTAAAACGAACTCCTTCAATGTCCCAAGCGTTGAGAATGTATCTCTTCTTAGCAGTCCAGATGCCACGTTCAGCGATCGTCTCACGCTTCATGAACATCTTCTGCTCGTAAGCATTTACGTATGTCGCGAGGTCTTCATAAGAACCAGAAATATACTTTTCAAGTTCCACCTCACAGATCTTATCAAGGAACCCAACAATGACTTCAGTAGTTTTCTCTCTGCCTTGGAATACCTTGTCAACAAGAGGACCCAGATTGAGATAGATAGAATCAGTGTCAGAAGCAACAACATAATCAACCTCGTTAGTTTTTAAAACTTTGTTAATGTACCGGTTCATCCGGTTTTCGATCCACCGTATACTGAACTGACCCCCGAGAGTAATTGCCTCAGCATTCTCCAACTTATAATAACGAAAATAGTTATTGCCAATAGCACCATAAGCACTGTTGAGTTGGATTTTCTTTGCCATCTGGATGTTATTACATCTGGCAATCTCTTTCTCAAGTATCTTGGAAGGGTTCTTCTCATAATCTTTTTTCGCTTGGATCATCTTCTTCTTAAAGATGACACGCTCCTTATAGATTTTATCCATCAGAACCGGTAAGAAACCACGTTCTTTAGTTGTGAACATGGCACCGTTAGGACAGACAGTTACATCTTTGAGATCAGATAAATTAACTTCTTCTGCCAGAAGGCGATCAACGGTGACTGTTGGGTGTCGTTCATCCAGCAACGTTTCAGGCGAAATGTTGTACTGCATGATGAGGTGCGGGTATAGTGAGTTGAGGTCAAAAGATACAACCCAGTCATAAACACCCGGAACTGGTTCTTTAACGTAAGCACCAGCATACTTCTCATTCTTTACCTCATCTTGTTTAGGTGGGATAGCGATGTTTCGCTTCTTGAGATCATTATAGATGATCATGTCCCACATGCGGACCTGATAGAAGACATCGTTAAAGTTTACCTTGGCATCATAAGCCATGGTTATCGCTAGTTCAACGAGCTTCATCTTCTCTTCCAAGGCGTCAACCAGTTTAACGTCTTGGATGTTGTACTCTACAAACTTCTGCCAGTTCTTTGTGTAGAAATCTTTAAAGGTATCGTACTCAGAGTGGTCTAGTTTCTTCTGCCCAAGCTCCACCTCTCCAATATAGTCAAGCCGGTAGGACTCCTGTGCTTTGTAGGTAAACTTCTTATACAGATCCAGGTAATCAAGAACAGTAATCCCACCGATATCGTAAACCGTATGAGGTCTCCCGTGGAGGAATATCTCTTCATTAGTTACAAGTCCCCAAGGTGAAAGTGATTTGACTCTTTTGTCGCCTAGCAGTCTGGTAATACGTTTAGCAAGGTATGGAATGTCATACATTTGACAGTTCCAACCAGTGACAACCTCAGGAGGATTTTTCTCCCAGTATGCCATAAACATATTTACCAGTTCAAACTCATCTTTACATTCTACATAATGAACATTTGGATCATTATTTTCAAATGGTCCTACACCAAAAGTGATGATGCGTTTGGTAGCGAAGTTCTCCAGTGTAATACAAAGAAGTTCTTCATCACACTTCTCTACTGATGGAAACCCACGCTCTGACTGAACCTCAATGTCAATCGTGACGATATGCATCTTGCGGATATCAAATTTGATCTCCTCTTCAGGATACTTCTCAGAAATATACTGGTAGATGTATCTACGATTTCCATAGATGGGAAAGTTCTCAATCGATTCATGCTTTTTAATGAACTCACGACAGTCTCGTACAGTTCCGGGTTGAATAGATTGGAGATGCTTTCCTTCTAGAGTTTTGTATTTTGTTTTTTTCTTACTTGGAACGAATAGCGTTGGTTGAAATGATTCACGAGAAGTGAAAGACTCACCGTTCTCATAACCGCGAACGAGAAAATCGTTCCCGACCATTTGAACGTTAGTATAATAACGCATTACTTAGTCAGTTCGATGTATTTTTCCTTAAGGGTAGCGATGGGTTCGCAAAGAGTTAGAATTTTATCCGATGAGATCATCACATCATTCTCTTGAGTAAGATCCATCAACCATGGTGACAGTGTATTCTGACTGCCAACTAGCATTGGTTTTACCAACTTACAATCTGGTTCTCCAATATCAGCACCGACCTCTTCAATCTGACTAACCAGGCATGGTCCGGTAGTCAGAACAATAAGTTTAACAATCATAGGGACAGGCTCTTGGACTTCAATTCTACCAGAGCCTTGCGTACCTTGTCAATGTATCCACTGTTACGCAGTTCTTTGTAAACCATGTTGTCATACCCATACTCTCCGTACTTATCCAGAGATTCATTGCGGATAGCGTTGAGTCTTTTGAGCAGTGCTTTCATACCAGAAGCATTGTCGCCTCTGATCATGGTTTCAATTTTGCGTTTGTAATTATTTGCCTTCTTCTCAATCTCAGATTCGTCAGGTTCCTCGTCAATCTGCTTTGGTTCTTGAATCCACTTCTTCTTTAGAACGCTGTATACGCCCTGACTCTTCCTACGCTTCTTACCAGGTTGCTCAACGTATGGTTCTACCTCAGCGCCGTAGACCTTGACATCGTGTGTCAACAACCATAACATTTTTTTATCGCTATAGTAGTCATCCATCAATTCCGGATCACAATCCGGCACGTACTTAGGATCTACTACCAAGTGGACATCAATGTCCGAGTGTTTTGTGTAATTATAACCAGCAT